TATAACCATATTTATTCTTTTTCTTCTCATAAATAATACTATAATCAGATTTAAAGCATCCGTCTAATACACGGATTTTAAAAGAATCATATTCATATTCCTCATACCCTAATTCGGCATTATATTGGCTCTCTAAAGAGGCGTAGTTATCGTTTCCAAATTTACCCGCAAAATTCTCAGCTATATGGTGTAAGTCTTTTTCAGATAACTCTCCCGGATTCATCATTTGCCTAATGTCACCTATAGTCATATATTTAACTTCGCCAGCATGAAATAAGTTCCTTGCATCTGGCATCGCTACGTGAGAATGGATAAAATTAGCAGGGTCTACATAGTCTACCCTTATACCTTTTGTTTTGTGTGTATTTGTTTTAGCTACCGCCATCCCACAAATTGTTAAATCACGTAACAATTTGGAACGTATTTCAGAATAATCATTTAATTCTTTTATACCATTTAAAGCCTGTTCCATAGCAATTTCGTTCTTTTGCTTATAGTTCAGCCCCATATATAAATCTAGTTCATCGGTAGACTCTGGCGTAAATCCAGCTTCTTGGCTAGGCATGCCTGATACTTGAGAAAATTGTTCATTGTATTCTCTATTGAGCATATTAACAAAGAACTTATCTCTATCTTTTAATTTTTTATTTACAGATACTTTATCAATAGCTGAAACCATCATCTCATATTCCTGCTCAGCTAAACCATTTACCACAACATCCACGAACTTAGGTATAACGCTTACTACACTCCAATCTAAATTCATATAAGTCTCATCGCCTGAACTATTTAATTGCGATTTATATTTACTTACAGATTGTGTACCATTTGAATAGGCACGTGCTCTTTTAAATCTACGGGCTTTGCCGTTTATCCCATTATCACCTTCATTATCCCAGTCTTCAAACATCTTTTTAAAATATTGAAGCCCATAGGATTTTTTATCTTTTGCCTTTTTATTAGCAAGAGGTGAGGGAAAGCCTTTTATTTTTTTATATTCTTTAGCCATGTCTACCTGATAATATTTCTATTTTTTCTATACGACCGAACAAATGGTATATACTCAGTCTGTGTTTTTTTCTTTATATATTTTTTACTAGCCCCTATTAATGCTAATGCAGATGCAATACTAGCATCATACTTTGTTCTATTATCTATCTCAAAAACACTCCAATCTTTTAAAAGTGCTTCAAGATAACATTTACCCATTTCACCTGTTTCACTATTATGCCCCACGTGATCATGTATGTATGCTTCTATTAAGTCTCCCATTAAATTAATAACCTCTGCACTAGCAGTAGGTATACCTGGTGTCATTTTTTTACCAGCAGTAGGAACTTTACTATAAGTATACTCCGGGCGAGACATTAACAAGCCTTCAAATCCCTGTTCACGAAAATAGTTAATAATTCCGACTTTATTGTTCTCTATTAAGATTTCTGCTCCGTAAAAAACACAAGCTTTTAATACATCCTCATAGAAAATGCTAGCTTTAGGAGGCCTATTAATATATTCTAAACAAAATACTTCTTTGTTTTCTTCAAAGGGGTTATACCTTTTATATATATATAATGCTCCATCAGAGCGGCGTCCATCAACTGTATAATCATGGTCAAAAGGGTCACATCCCCCGATATAGTCTAGAGCATTACCTGCGTGGTAACTACCTCTTCTAAATACTAGATTATTTCTCTCTTCTTCTTTAGGGAGTAAAGAAATTCTAAATTTACCATTTTTAGAGGGTAGCCAAATAACTTCTTTTTTATCTGCTGGATTTTTCCAGACAAAGTTACCTTTTACTGTAAGATTTTTTTTATCCTCTAACCAATCTAACTGCTGGAATATTTTTTCTACATCGAATGTAGATTTTGAAGCATCCGCTCTAAAAGCTTCTTCTTCTGTAAAGGGGAATTGTCTTTTAAATTCGTTTAAGTCTATGTTATTTCCTTCTAAAGCTTTTCTCCTGTTCGATAAGTATTTTTTAGATCCTATTTCAATATCGAATTCATCTATACCCATGATAGGTTTCTTAGGGTTGTTTATAACACTATACCCATATATATCTATAAATCCCTCTAAATTATCGAAAGCTGGTATAAATAAAGAATACAAACCAGATACTGTTTGGCCATTAGCATCTCTATTAAGAACATCGGAGTTACTATATATTTCCTTATATTCTTCACCCCCCATATCTTGAGCATTAGCGGTAGTTCCCATCATACATTTACCTACTATTTTTCTACCTAGTAAAAGACATGTACGAGTAATACGCCAATTTTTTTTAATACTATTCGGCCGCATCCATTTAGCACTTTCATCGTGAACTAACAGCTTTAATTTTTGGCCATCATAAGAGTTGGAAGCAGTGTTTCTCCAATTTATAACTGAATTTAAAGATTCATCAATTGAAGCGTATTTATTCTTCTTTGTAATTTTTTGAGCTGGTGTTCTAAAAGCTAGTTCCATTCTAGGGTTAGAAGACCCGTCTTGTATAGGCTTAAAAAACCAAGGATAATTTCTAAATATATATACAGCCTTATCTGTAAATAAGTCCTGGGCATCTTTACCTGTTTTCGATAGGATACCATTAACACTATTTTCATGGCTAGATGCTATATTCACTATCTCACTAGCGGAACAATAACTAAAGCCACTACGCCGGTTTTTAAGGTAGCATATACCGTAACATCTATAATCTACTTTACATGCTTCCCAAAATAAAAATAAGCGACGATTTGCGTCACGGTATTCAGGATAACCTATATCTATCTTTGACCATTGTATATACATGTAATGGCTCCCTGATATATATGTGGGCTTTCCATTGTTCAAAAACCAAACGCCTTCTTTCCTTCGCTTAAACTCTTCAATAATGTAATCCTCGTAGTCTGCTACAGTATCTCTGTTGCAATTATCTGGGATAGATTCCCTCTGCCAGTATTGCTCCTTTTTCTTTTTTTCATAAAAAAGCATACTTTTTTTAGGAGGGGCTTTTGGTAGCCCAATACGCAAATTTTGAACGGTAATAATCTCTCCCCTAGTATTATTAGGGCAAATCCATACTACGTCGTTTTTTTTATCATACGCCATTACCCTTCGCCATTTTTTCTACAAATCCTTGTTTAAAATCTTTTTTATTTTCGTTCAGCTGGTCTAAGTAACTTTCTTCTTTAGATAATTGGTCCTCTATCTTTACTATACCCTCTAATATTTCTTGTGCGTCTAAAAATGCTTTCTTCTTGCTATCTAAAGCATTCTTGCGCTTTTCGTCTAATACTTCATCTGATATAGGTTTTTCTACATCACTAATTAAAGTATCTATCGCTGCTTTACCCGCGTCAATTAATTTTTGCAGGGTAGCTTTTATATATTCTTTATTGTCCATCTACAACAGCGAAAATTGAATTGCATCTTACTCTATATACTTTCTCCCCATCCGGTAGCTCTAAATCATAGTCAATACCTTTATCAAACATAACAGTATCACCTACTTTACCCCCACTTTGCTCAAACTCCTCACAACAAGCTATTACAATTCCTTCATTTTCTTTCGCTATATCTTTTATTCCTAAGTAAATACCAGAAGAACTCGTCTCTTCCTCCGCTTCAGGCTTTGTTAATATACAAAAAGGCCCTATAGCTTTTAAATCTTTCATTTTATTTGTAGAATCATAACCTACTTTAAAAGATAAAAACATCATAGATGCATTTATTAAAAAGTACTGTCCGTCTGGGTCATCTTCTATATCTACCTTTCTTGAATTGTCTGTAGCAAAATGATGTATTAAAACAAAATCGTCTATAGATATATTTTTATCCCGCTTAGATTTACTCTTAGGCTCTTTAATTATTTGCCCTACACTTTGTGCATTTTCTAAAGCATTAAAAGAGTTGTCCACATATATCTCAACTCCATTAATAAACTTCTTTTTAAATTGACTGTCAACCTTTATTAGATATTTATCTATAGGCTGAAATTTTTTAGCTATTTCCATCTTTATTTAATTAAATTATATTCGAATGCTATTGGCATAGCCTGGAAACTTTTCCATATAGATAATTCTTCAGACCCTTCAAATTTAACGTAAAGGTCTACTTTAAGAGTCCCATATTTAAGCCAGTGCCTTTCGTCATACACTATATCTGATAAAACGAAACGACAGTTAGGCGTATTATAATTAGTGCCAACAACATAGTGCATTCCATTTTTAATATCAGAACCTATTGTAATCTTTCTGATGTTTTCATGCATTTTAATTGAATTTTATTTTTTTCTTATTTTTTCTATGCTTCTTCCAGCGAAGTAAGCGCCATATACAGTTATAAGTAAAGTTTGGTATATAGGTACATAAGCTGGTGCTATTTGAAAACCGCCAGCGTTACCGTCAAATATAGAAATAATTACGAACATTGCTGTTAAAAAAATACATATTAGAGGCCTTATGTTTTTAGAAAGCCAATTATCAGACTTCATATCAGCTTCCCATCGCTTTGTAACTTGTGATTGGGCATCTGACTCAGCCTTCATCATTACTTCTTTAATAGCTTTTTTAGCTACCAAAGCCTCCTCTTTAGATGTAGATAGATTATCTATTACATTACCTACCTTCTCTATTACGTTACCCCCTAAAAAGCTTAATAACTTGCTCATAATGCTTTCATTGAAGTATCTACTGTTTTGTAAGCCGTGTCCCCTTCGAGGTCCTTATAAGCCATTAAAACTTGTTTTCTATTTTTCTTTTCTTTTAAGGAAATATGTATCCAGGCAAAATCAAATTCATCTATCATTTGGTCAAAATCTAATCCTGATTTTAATACCCAGTCAAAAACTTCTTTATTACACATTTGGCCTTCTTTCCAAAACTGTAGGTCAAGCGCTTCACCTTTACAATGCTGTGATTTAGAGCTGCCGCCAATTGCACGATTAAGTGACGGGGAACGATAACCACTAGTAATCCTGATAGGACCAAGAGCGTCACGCATAGGCTGTATAAGATTTGTAATAATCCTTTGCATGCTTTCCAAGTGTTTCTTTTCTGGCTCATTATTTATTCCTAATCTTCTTGCTGTATTACTTCTAGTTATTTCTGATAATACAAAATTCTTACTTAGTCTCATAATTTAAATTTAAAATGCTTCCATTACTATTTCGTCTATAGAGTTCTGCACCTCATTTTTGGTCGCCTCCATAGTCATCATTATATTTGCTTGAAATCTTTTTACTTCTTCGTTATTGTTAAATATAACAATAGTAGGTACAACTACTATTTTATATTCTTTAGACCATCTTGAATCTGCAGTTATATCAACTCTTTGAGTTTCACAGTCTGATAGTTTCGGTAGCCAATTTACTTCATTAGCTTTATTAAAACTAGCATTAAATTCAACAGCTACCATCCCATCAGGAAAGTCCTGACATAAAGCAGTGAAAGGGAGAGCTAATAATAGTAATAATTTTTTCATAAGATTATTTTAGTTTATCAATCTTATCCTCCATCCTAATCATTTGACTTTTAATATCTTTAACGTCATCTTGTGTAGACATAATAGTTTGTCGAATCAATTGATCTTTCATATCATACTCCATGCGAGTAATCTCTGGGTCTGGAGGTAAAGGTAGTTTTTTAGCTTCTGCTATATCTCCTTGTAGTACAAACCAGCCACTAATAACAGCAGCCATAAGAACGGCAATACCTGCCAAGGTTTTTAAACTTATTTGTACTGCTGTGTCTTCGTTTAATTCTTTTGCCATTTTTAAAATATTACATAATTAATTCCTACACTAAAGTTGTGCCATTGCCTATTCCAATACTTATTGTATTTACCTTCTACAAATATACCTAAACTTTTATTAAATCTATAACCATAGATTAATCCCATAGAATAATCCATCCATTGTCCATTATTAAACTTATGATAAGAATATTTATTATCAGTATTTATATGATAAGGCATAAGGTTTCCCCAAGAATGAAACCAAAAGTCTTTTGTAAAGTGATAATAGTCAAAACCAATCACAGCAGAATATTCTACTATGTCAGACAAGGTACTTCTTTGGCTTTCTACGTAATCATCTATTACTTGTGGTATAATAACTTCCTCCCAAACTTCTTGGCTACTCGCTACTACTTCTCCATTGGGTGCTGAGTATTGTCCATCTAATGTTATATTGTACCCCTCTTGCAATGCCAAATATGTGTAATGTAATGTCCCATTGTCCAACACCCAATCTGCCAGGGGGTCAAAACCATATGGTTCTGCAAGACGCTGGACAGCTCCTATGTTAAAAGATAGTTTACCTTCCTTTATTTGTAATCTAAATCTTTCAGATGCCTCAAAGTATTTTATATCTGCAAACCCATCCTGAAGGTACTCTACTTTACTTACCCATTTGTCAGCAACATATCTTACAAAGTGATGTTGATTTGTATAGTTAATACCTAAACGACGAACAAAATCAGCTTCGAACAAATATTCAAAACCATCAACTCTACCGATTGTCGCGGCATCAGAATAAGAATTTTCCGTACCATTATAAAAAGTGTTGGCTCTGTTCTCATATCCAAATCTTTTAATTTTCCTAATTCCTATTGAAAAGGTATAATCAAAAGGCGTCTCTATAGTTTGCTCTTCTAGTGTCCCAGATGTTACAGACCATATTTGATCATCTCCTAATGATGTACCGCCATTAATAGCGGCATACATAGTAGAATACTTAAATATATTTTTGACTCCTTGAGCACTTCCCAAAAAAGGAATCAATAATAATATTACTAATAACTTTTTCATTGCTTAATTACTTGTTTAGTTGTTGTATTACCTTCATAAGTTACAGTAAAGTTATATATACCTGCAGGTAATAAACTTACGTCTAACTGGTTTAAACCTTTTATAGTTTGGTTTTCCTTAACTTTTATAACGAGTTTACCTACAATGTTATATACTTCTATTCCTACAGGGCCGTTTGTTAATACATTTAAAATGTCCCCCATAGGATTAGGATATACGACTATATTATGTCCTCTAAGTAAATCTCTAGTATCTAGTTCACTATCACTACTACAGCTCCAATATAATTCTTGGCATTTAGTATCCCAC